CCATATCTCGCTTAATGTAGATGAAAATAAAGGGGAATATCGAAAGGAGATTGATATGAACATTGCAATTATTATTTTATGTGTAATCATCTTATTTGTTTTAATTGGTATAGCAGGCTCCATTATGAATTTCGAAAAAAGGTTAAATGAGAGAATAGAGCAGGAGAAGTTAATATATATGGCAGATAGAGATTATTTGCTTGATCGAGTAGATGAGTTGTTTGAATTAGTTATGGCTGAATCGGATAGCGTTCATAAGCACTTAAATTTAGTCAGTTCAGAATTTAGCGAGAATGTTGATGATTTAGAGAATCTTCTAATTAAAGAATTGAACGAGATGAATTAATGTTTAAAGAAAATAACAAAGCACGTGATGAATTAATTCACGATATAGTTGATTCGTGGACAGGAGATGGAATTGAGTGGACTTGGCAAGATATTGCTAATGAAGTGTATATTTGTTTAGGCATTACAATCAGTGATAATGCTTGTCGTAAATCTTATAAGAGATATTGCGGGAAAGATAATATATCGAAACAAATTAAGCAAATTGAAAAAGAACATATTGATGAAAAGTTAAAAGGAATGAAACATAATTTTTCTTTTGAAGATAATATTAGCGAATATGAAAGTAATGCAACGGGATTTAAAAATTTAAGTTATGAAGAAGTTATAGATAAAATCGCACCAAGTGAAAATGATGCTAAAATATTAAAAGAACTTGGCAAAGATTATACTAAATTAGATAAACCTAAACCGAAACAAGTTGAACCTATTTCTATGGAAAGAAAAAAAGACGGAACTTTGATTAGTGAGAGAAAAGTTATTTTATCCGAAACAGATATGAAAGATGATAAATGTGTATTATTAGCACATGGATTTGATCCAGATAAATATGATGTTATTTCTATTAAGAATAAATTAAGTGTTTGGGATAATGGAAATAAAGAAGGAACAGAATTACAATCATATCAAAGTTCATTGACAGTTAAACCTAAAAGTTCAAATAGCGAATTAAGTAAAAAAGACATTGATGAATTAGTCAAGAACTTTAAACCCATTGATAACAATTTTAAGTTGATTAAGGGTAAAGAAGATTTGGCGATCGAAATAGACTTTTCCGACCTTCACATCGGCAGTTTGAGTTGGCATCAAGAAGTTGGAGAAGATAACGATTATAAAATTGCGTTCAATACAGTTAAAAGACAAGTAGAACAAGCAAGAGAAATTATTGAATTATATAATGTTGGAAAAGTATATTTATGTTTCTTGGGAGATTTTTTACAATGCGATAATATTGAAGGAACTACTACAAAGGGAACGGTTGTTGATACGGATAGCAGAAGTAAGAAGATGGTAAATAAGGGAATGGAAATTGCTATGTATATCATAGAGAACTTGGCTATTGCTGAAACAGAAGTCATTTGGATTGAAGGCAATCATTCTCGTTTAGTTGAATACACTTTATTTCAAAGTCTACCTTATATTTACTTACACGCTAAACACATCAAGTTTGATGTATCTCCACGAATTAGAAAAGTATTCACATTTGGAGATAATCTAATTGGACTTCATCATGGAGAAATGAAGAAAGATCAAATGTTCAATTGGCTTCAATCGGAATATCGCACTTTGTGGGGATTGTCTAAATATGCCGAAACACATAGTGGACACTTTCATCAAGAATCAGTTGTTGAAAAAGGTGGCATTATTAATCGCACAAATCCTACACCTAAAATTCAAGATGCGTATGAATATGAAAATGGTTGGAAGTCAGAGAAAACGAGTATTGCTTACTTGTGGAGTTTACATAATAAATTGAAAGGTCAATTCTATTTACGATGAACGACACTTCGATTTTAGTATTAAGTTGTGATGCTTACGAAGATTTATGGGAGCCATTTTTTACATTGAAAAGTAGATATTGGAATTGCGATTACAAGACATATATTGCGACAGAAACTAAACTTTGCGAATATGCGATTGCATTAAGACATAATTATCCTATATCACAATGGACTACAAGAATTAGAAAATCATTAGAAGAAATACCTACAAAGTATGTTATCGTTATGTGTGATGATTTCTTTATTAGGAAAAAAGTTAGAACAGATATAATTGAAAATTGTATTTACGAGATGAAAGATGATATTGCTTGTTTCAGTTTTGAGCAAGAATATGCACCTACATTACTAAGTAAGTTCTTTGGATTTAGATTGAAACCACAAAACTCTGAATATCTAAATACTTGTCAAGCAACATTGTGGGATAGAGAAAAGTTAATTGAGAGATTACAAGATGAACAAAATCCTTGGGAGTGGGAAGAAGCGAAAGTTAATTCTCCTTACAAGCACTTTGTATCGTTGTATGATGGTGAATGGATCATTGATTATGGACATGATTACTTTGGTAAGTGGAGTGGTGTTTGTAAAGGTAAGTGGGTTAGAGAAGATGTTGTGCCTTTATTTGAAAAAGAGAATATAGAAGTTGATTTTAGCGTAAGGGGGTTTACTGATGAAACTTAGCATCGTTATCACTACTTTCAATGTAGAAAAGTATATAGAAGATTGTTTAAAGTCAATAGTGCCACAATTAACAAAAGAAGTAGAATTGATTGTAATAGATGATAGGTCGAGTGATTTAACAATGGCTATTGTAGGAGATTATCTACAAAAATATGATTTTAAGACTTGGATAAACTTTGAAAATCGCGGAGTAAGTAATGCTCGTAATAAAGGGTTGGAATTAGCAACAGGCGATTATGTCGCTTTCATAGATGGAGATGATTTTGTGAGTAGCGATTATGTAAAAGTATTATTGAAAAATTGCCTAACAAATAAAGATTATTATGTGTTAAGTTGGGCAAGTTTGGGTGATACATATGTTAGATATGATAGCAAGAGATTACCTAAATGGAATAACACAGTTTGGAGTAGAGTAATTAAGCGTGATAAGATAGACCATTTGTTTGATGAAGAATTGGAGTGGGGAGAAGATCGTAAGTTTCTTGATGAAAATATCAATTCAACAATGACTTGTGGACATATCAAGGAAATAATGTATTATTATCGTTATATGAGAAAAGGCAGCATAACAGAAGTTAAATTAGGGCAAGGGAGAACGATATGAAATTATCAATTATAATTCCAGCGTATAACACAGAAAAATACATAGAAGAATGCCTTAACTCTATTGTGCCTATTTTAACTGATGAAACAGAACTTATTATTATAAATGACGGTTCAACAGATAAGACATTGAGCAAAATAAACAAAGTTGTAGATAAGTATAAAGATAAAAATGTTACGATTATAACCTATCATACTAATAGGGGATTGAGTTATGCAAGAAACAAGGGATTTGATATGTGCATAGGCGATTTTATTGCTTACATTGATAGTGATGATTATGTTGATGTTGCATATATAGAGAATATTTTAGAAGCAATTAAGAGCAATAAAGACTTTTATAGATTGAGTTGGCATATGTTTAATGCAAGAGAAGAAGATTATATTGCTAATAAATTGCCAAGTTGGAATTGTTCTGTTTGGAGTTATGTTTATAATCGCAGAATACATACTGAAAGATTTGATGAAACAAGAGAACGCACAGAAGATATGGTATTCACTAACGCAACAATCAAGAATGGTATGCGACAAGGTTATATTCACAAGATAATTTATTATTATCGTTATTTGCGAGAAGGAAGTTTAAGCGAAGTTAAGCCACCTATCGAGAGAAGTGGCAAGAGATATATATGAAAATAGCGTTCTACACAGTAGGGTGGTTCACTGGCGGAATGGAAAACGCAGTTTATCATTTAGGTAAACTGCTTTCGCTTGATGGACATAAATTATTCGCTATCTCAAAAGTATCTAACGCACAGACGGAAAAAATGGAAAATAAAATGTCAGAATACTTTACATTTATAAAGTATGAAGATGGATTTGAGTGTGATGTTTTAATCAACACATCAAGGAATGAAATTGAGTTGCCTTTAATCAAGAGCAATAAGATTATTCATTCCTTTTATTCTAATTTAGTTCAAAATGTTGATAAAATATTGCCTACATCAAAAGTTGTGTGTCAAAGTAAGTGGCATTACGATAATTTAGTTAAATTAGGCATAAAAGAACCTTTAATTTTAGGAAATCCACTTGATGTTGACTATATTTTAGAATTATCTAATGAAAAAATTGATGAATTTAGTAAAAAAGATGAAACTGTTTACCTTGTAGTTTCGAGAATTAGTCCAGAAAAGGGTTTTAGACGAATGATTGACTTTATGATTCGCCATTACAGAGAAAATAGCCGATTATTCATCGTGGGTGGAGTTACGCAAGAGAGAAATGAGAATATTAAGACAAGTTTAGAAAAGGGATTACATCAAAAAGTAGTATTTTTAGGAGAAAAGGAAAATCCTTACCCATATATTAAGAAAGCAAACTATATTTTATGCTTGTCAGATGCAGAATTATATGGTTTAGTTAGCGAAGAATCACATATTTTAGGTAAACAAGTAATTTTCAATAAATATGCTACTGCTTACGATCAATTTATTTTGGGTTTTGACAGTTGGCATGATGGCAAATTGGTATATTTTATAGAAAATGAATAAAATTGACTTTTACGCATCAGAAATTCACTATTTCGACCACATAGTTCCTATTTGGAATAAATTACCTATTAAGTATAAAGGTGTATTTTATGTATCGTTAGAAGTATTGACTAAAAGACAATTATTAGATAGAAGTGATTTTCAAATTGGCTTTCCTAATGATAATTTAACATTAGTAGCAAGTTATAAAGACTATCAAAAGACAAAAGGTAAAGTTATTTTTGGAGAGCATGGCATAGGGCATAATTACGGAAATGGACACCCTGCGTATGTAGGTGGAAGTGGAAAAGAAAGAGTTGTGCTATTCTTAAATCAACATTTACTTTCTAATAACACAAACAAACTTGCTTATCCTAATGCTAAAAATGTTATCATAGGCACTCCTAAAATGGACAATGTAAAAGAACTTGAATTTAGACCTAATAATCGTAAGCCTATCGTGTGTATATCTTTTCATTGGGATTGTATGGTATGCAATAATACTCGTTCTGCATATTACTATTATAAAAATGTGATAGGACAATTAGCAAAATGTGAAGAATTTACATTGATTGCACATGGACACCCACGAAGAAATGAACTTGAATTACAAGCATATGGAATTAAATATTATTCAGATTTAAATGAAGTTATGGAAATTGCTGATATATATGTTAATGATAATTCATCTTCAATGTATGAATTTATAAATACAGGTAAACCTGTCATAGTGCTTAATTGCCCTTTATACGATAAACATAAAGATACAGGAATTAGATTTTGGAGATACATATGTGGAGTTCAAGTTGATAGACCTTGCGACTTGAAACAAGCGATATTAAACGAACTTGCTAATCCAGAACATTATAGGGAACTTCGTGATGGAATTGTTAATGCTTTATATCCCTATAAAGGTGTAGCGACACAAAGTGCAGTAGATGTAATAACGGAGTATTTAAATGCAATATAATAAAAAATATCATATAAATAGAATGGAAAAATATGGTTGGTTTGTGTGCGAAGTTAGAGAAAATTTTGTTTTCGTATCAACTAATAAAAAAGGATTTGATAAACTTTCTCCATTTTTTATTATAGTTCCTAAAAGAAAAATTGTTATTCATTATGGAATTTCAAATTATATTTTCGCATCAAAACATTTTAAGATTATAAACGGATATTTAAAATGTAAGTATAAATTTAAATTTGAACACTATTATTGTGATTATGAAATATTGAAAGGATATTTGTTTGAAAGGAAACCGATTTTTTTTGAACAACTTGGTAAATATAGGTTTAAAGATGCAAGAGTTAAATGACTATAAAAAGCCCATAGAAGCGATTACAGAGATATTTGACAAGAAACAAGTTAGAACACTAGAAGATAGTATTGAGTTGGCTAAAACGCAATATCAACTTCTCGTGGGGTTATTTGACACTTCTAACAATGAAGAAGATAAGCGATGGTCTGTAAAATATGCGATAGAGCATTTGCTACCTTTACTTCAAAAAATGTTATCAAGTCCAAAGGTTGGCGAAAGTGATGTTCGATTAGTATATACAATTTATCGCAATACATACGCATTTTGTGGAAGAAGAAGTTTGACACACTTTTGCGATTTTATGGAGTGGGACAGACCTACCGCTAATCAAGTATATGTAAAGCGCAGGGAAGTTATGGATATGTTATTGTATTACTTAAACAAAGTTGCGTTAGATGATAATATGAAGAAAATATCCATATCACTCCCGCCATCGTATGGAAAATCGTTTTGTGGCAATTACTATACTGCGTGGCGATTTGGCATGAATATAAATTCATCTATTTTGAGAATATCTTGTGGAGATAATTTGCTTAATGGATTTTCAAGGTCAATTAAAGATTTAATTCAAAGTGATACATTTGCCGAAGTATTCCCTATATTTAATTTATATCACAATAGACCTTTTGAAAAAGAAAAGGATTCAGATTGGAAAATTAAAGGTTCAGATTTAACAACTAATCATTTTATAAGAACTCGTGATGGACAGTTAGTTGGCACAAGAGCAAAGTCAGATATTATATTTGACGATATTACAAAAGGGTTAGAAGAAGCAAATAACGATGATTTACATAAGAAGATTTGGCAACAATATTTAACAGAGTGGCTTAATCGTAAAGATGATGATAATGTCAAGTTCATATTTTTAGGCACAATGTGGAATCCATTTGACTTACTAAATATGATTACACAGTTAGAAAGCCAAAGTAGCGAATTGATACAATCTAAAAGGTTTCCTTATGCGTGGGAAAGTGCTGATGGTTCATTTGTTTCTATAAGAGTTCCTTTACTTGATGAAAATGATAAATCAACTTGTGAAGCAGTTACTTCAACTAAACAAGCGTTGATGTTGCGTGAACAAACTGATCCATTTCTATTTGCGTGTGTATATCAACAAAATCCTATTGCACCAAGTGGATTAGAATTTGCTTATGACAATTTAAGACAATATAGTGAATTACCAGAAGAATTGAATAAATATTGTTTTGCAGTATTAGACCCCACTCGTAAAGGCAAAGACAATATCTCAATGCCGATATGTAGAGCAAGTGGAGATGGAATAGATCATTATGTCATAGATTGGTTTTACAAGAAAGTTGCTATGACAGAAGCGTATGACGATATTATATCTAAAATTATTGAACATCATATCATATTACTTGTCATAGAAAATAATACAGACACATCATTAAAGAGCATATTAGAAATGAAGTTAAAAGAAGTTGGTTATCATGATTGTATTATCAAAGAAAAGTATAATACAAAAAATAAAGAAGTTAGAATTAAGGATATGCGTGGATTAGTGTGCAGAAGATTGCTATTCAAGAAAAAAGGTATGGCAAGTCCTAATTCAGATTATGGCAGGGCTATGAGTGCTTTCACTTCATATTCATTTGACTATGCTAATAAAAACGATGACGCACCCGATAGTTTAGCGTTATATGTAGCAGAAGTAATAGAAGATGGCAATAAGAAAAATACAATAGAACCGATAGACAGAAGAAGAATAGGATTATAACATTATCGTTTGGTTGACATTAGCAAAACGATATTATATTATAATTGTATTAGCGACAGTTATCGGACTTGATATGTAGCAATATCATAAGCGAACTGCCTGCGTAAGAAAACTCTATTGTATTTATAATCCTGCTACGGATTGGATATGATAGGGCTTTTTTATTTTTTATTACATTTTACTTGACATTATGATTTATATGATTATAATTGTAATTGAGGTTGGTTCGCTACCAAACGATGATGGAACTTTGCGGTTTAGCCAATACCAGAAAACAAAAATATTGACCGCACAATATAGTCATTACACGAAAGTGTTAGATAGACAGAAAGAGAGATAGATATGATTATAAAATTAGTGCATAAGTTAGAATATTTTCCAATAGACAGACAAACGCCAGTTCGTGATGGAGAACACAATCGCATTGTTAGACAAACACAAGTATTTGAAGGGGTCACGCATTATGAGATATTACATGCAACGACAGAAATTGACTTAGTTGATTATATGTTAAATTTTAATTTTAAATTAAATGGAATAGATCAAGAAATGATAGGGTTTAATTTAATGGCATATGATGAAGTTTATGTCATGAATGATTTGGGTAAAACCATTGATACAATTAGAAGTGTGAGTTGCGGTAAAGCACAGTAAAGCACAGTAAAGCATAGTAATTTTAAGCAATAAAGGAGAATAAATGGCATATATAGAAGGAAAAAACACAAGACAAATTAAAATATTGGAGTGTTTGTCAAAATCAATTAAAGAAAGTGGTTTATGCGATATTGAAGTATTTTTTCTTAACGAAATTATATTAGAAAAGATTAAATCATTAAGTGAAACGGAAAAATGCGTTGATATTGAAATTGGCGGAAAGTTTGTTGGGAAAAATAAGTTTTGATTAATAGTGTGATATAATAATTTTATAAGAACAGCCCTTGATGGGTATAGAAAAGAACTGTAATAGTTCTTTTTTATATCCTATATTTGCGTATTGAGTATATCGTGTGTTATGATTAAATGGTAAATCGCCAACATGGTAGTGGACATTTGCTAATAACGATATGCGTATGTTATATTTAATGTGTATGAATACTTTATGCAAGTAAAGTAATAAAGCGATAAAGTGAAAGGTGGTAAAGTAATGGCAAAAATTGGAGTAAATTCTAATGCAACAGGATTTACTATGAGTGATTTGTTTGGCAGAACTGTATTGAGAACATCATTAGAAGAAAACGAACTTACACCTGAAAATATAAAAACTGTATTAGAATTGATTTTGCCAATACATTTTAGAAATGCACAACAGATAGATTACCTTTACGGATATTATCGTGGCAATCAAGATATTCTAAATAAAGTTAAGTTAGTTAGAGAAGATATAAATAATAAAGTTGTGGAGAATAGTGCTTATCATATCGTAGAGTTTAAGAAGTCATATGTATTTGGATCGCCAATTCAATATGTTCAAAACGGATTAGATTGGAAAGACGAAATAGATAAGATTGATTTAGCCGAAGATAGATACATAACAGGAACTTCATATCGCATGATATTCCCTGAAAAGAGTGAAACAACTCCATTTGTTATCTATAACGCTAATCCAAAAGATACTGCTATTGTCTATTCAAATGATTATAAAAATACTCCACTATTTGCTTTCTATATTACTACGAAAAATGATTACTCACAAAATAAAGTATATTATATTCTAACTGTTTACACTAAAAAGAGAATATATACATACAAGACTAAAATGATGGATAGTGGCACTCAACTTAAAATTGATTTCGTGCCTGAAACGATTGAGAATAACACTATAAATTGGTTAGGTTATATTCCTATCATTGAGTATCCGTTGAATAAATCAAGAATGGGTTTAATTGAATTAGTTAAATCTTCACTTGATACTCTAAATAAGATTTCATCTAATGACATTGATGGCATTGAGCAATTTATTCAATCTCTGTTAATCTTCATGAACCTTGACATTGACACAACTCAATTTAAAGAAATGGTTGCTGCTGGTGCTGTCAAATTAAAAACGATAGCAGATAGTCCTAATTCAAAGGCAGATATTAAGTCAATCGTAAATCAACTTCAACATAGCGAAACAAAGATATTGTATGACAGAGTTTATAACAATATGCTAACTATTGCAGGAGTGCCTAAAATGACAGATAAATCGTCAAGTGGCGACACAGGACAGGCAAGGTTAATTGGCGAAGGTTGGATTATGGCAGATGAAAGGGCAAAACAAGATGAACTTTCATTTAAGTTAAGTGAAAAGCAAATGTTAAATATTGCAATCAATATTTGCAAGAATAAGAATTTCACAGGAATTAAGCAATTAAACATTAGCGATATGGAAATTAAGTTTACTCGTAATAAGAGTGATAACTTACTTGTCAAGGCACAGGCATTGATTAACCTTATGACAGCACAAGTTGCACCAGAAGTTGCATTTAATGTAATCGGATTGTTTAGCGATTCTAACGAAGTTGTTAATCAATCAAAGGCATACTTTGGCGAAGATTTTTGGAAGAAAGAAGAAGTTAAAGCGAATTTGAATACAGATGATACGAATAAGGTTGTTTCTCAATAGCAATATTGACAACATAAATTACTTGTAGCGAAACGAGCAAGGGCAAGAATGGTGCAAGTATCTTGGACAAAGCGACACAAGTAAACGAATTTGCCACCTATGGCTAAATAGGACTTTCAAACGATGTGGCACATCTAAAAGCCGAGAAAGGTCAGGTATATGAATATGGGATTAAATGAAAAATTGATTGAAGTAGTTGGAGATGAAGAAAAGGTAAAACAAATTCAGAAAGAAGTTGGCGAAACTTTTATTCCAAAAGAAGAATATGCAAAAGTTAAAAACAAACTCGCAGAACTTCAAGCCGATTTAGAAAAGACTAAATTAGCAAATATGGACAAAGAGCAAGTCGCACAACACGAACTTGAAAAGACAAAAGCATTACAAACAGAGTTAGAAATCAAACTTAATAAAGTTGATGCCGAAAGATCGTTTGTAAATGCAGGGTTCACTTCTGATGTTTACGCAGACCTATTAGAGCAAATTGTCAGTAATGACAAAGAACGCACAATGGCAACAGTAAACAAGTTTATTTCAGTATTAGGTAAAGAAAAAGAAAACACCGCAAACAGAACAAAAGAAAGTTTGCTAAATCAAACAAGACAACCTGATAAGTCTGATACCGATTCTACCACTAACAAAACAGTTAAAAAATTTACTTTATAACAAAGTTAAACGCTGATATGCGTGGAAAGAGAGATTAAAAATTATGGCAAGAATTGATGCTTTAAGTATTAAATTAGAAAATGGTTCAACAGCCGATGAGTTAGCCGAAGTATATGGCGCGACATTTGCTAATGTTGAAAAGAGTGCTGTTTCAGTATTCTTAAAGAATCCTATTTATTCTGGCAATCCAGAAGCGGGAACAGTTGAGTTCCGTAGATTTGAAAATGCGGTATCACAAGCATATGGAACTGCTCGTGCCGCTGGTGCTGGTCAGACAATCAATGCTAAACCTATTATCATTTCGTTAGACCAAGACAGAGAAATCGTAGAAGAAATTACAAAGAAAGATATCGTTGCACACCCTGTAAAAGATATCGCTGCTCAAAGAGCAATCAATCACCCTATGACTTTGAAGCGTGAATTGGACACAGCGTTCTTCACAGAAGCATATGTTGCAGGGACAGAAGTTTCTCATACCGCCACCACTTGGGATGGCAAGATTGAAGAAATGATCGTTGCAGTTGAATCCGTATCTAACGCATTTGTTGATGGAGTTGAAAGAACCGAAGTTGCAGTTGTTGTAACTCCTGCTGTTCATTCCGCTTTGCGTTTGTTAATTGACGATATGCCTGCTACCGATAACGCTTATGGTAAAGGTGCAGTTGGTCTATATCATGGAGTTCCTGTATATGTTTCAATGCATTTGCCAAAAGCAAGTGGACAAGTCGTTGATGCGTTCGCTATGCGTTTTGGTTCAATTGGACAACCTGTATTATTTGCAGATGCTTATTCGTTAGAAAAGATTGATTTGTCTAATGACTTCGCTATGAGTTTATTCTATTCTTATGGCACAAAAGCATTAGCCGAAGATTTGATTTTCTACTCTGGCGATACTTATTCTGCTGGTTCTTAATCTAATTAAATGAAGGTCAAAAAAGGTGGAGTGGTAATTTCCATTCCACCTATTGATTTAAAGCGTTATAGAGAAGCAGGTTGGAAGAAAGTAGACGAAAGAAGCAAAGAGTTCTGGCACGAAGTAAACGAGAGAAAGAAGTTGAAGAAGTTAGCGAAAGGTGGTAGCGAAGATGATATTAAGTCAAATTAAGATATTGTTAGGCATAACAGATACGAGTAAAGACAGTTTGTTAAACTTGCTTATTTCGATTGCGATTGACAAAGCGTTAAGAACTATCTACCCTTTTGAAGAAGATTTTGATTCTCTTGTTTTAGCGACTAAATACAATTATTGGATTGTTCAAGCAGTTCAACAAATGTATCAAGCGTTAGGCAGCGAGATCGTTGCTTCGTATAGTGAAAATGGATTATCTATCTCCTATAAAGATATTGAGAATGGTATTAGTCTTGGACTATTAAACGAACTTACACCAAAAGCGAAAGCGTTATATTAGGTTGAGCAAATGGCAATAACACCGATTACAAGTTGGAGAAAGTCAGTTTACATAGCCAAGTTCAGTTCCACAACTATCACAGAAGGAGAACAGATTAAAGTATTTGCTACACCGATTGCTTATACAATGAATGTTCAACCTTTATCAGATGATGCACGAATTGAAATGTTTGGTGCTAATGCGAAGAAGATGTTTAAAGCAATTCCTATTCCATTTAGCACCGATTACGATATAAACGAATTT